AAAAAGGCGACTCACATTTCTGCAAGTCGCCTTAGTCGCTTCAACTATTAATTAGATTAATTGTCTTCAGCTAGGCTCTTGAAGAAATCCAGCGATTCATCATCACCGTCATCACTAGCAAGAGTTGGAGACGGAGAGGCTTCCGGTTCAGGAGCAGTACGCTCTTTGAAATTCGGAGTGAACCCCATCCCCGCATTGTCGTCCTCAGCGGTAACTGTGGGTGCGTGTGCACCGCCATCAAGTCCTAGAACCTTATACAGTTTAGCTTTCAGTTCATCATAAGATTTGAAGTTTTTAGGATCAACAATTTCTTGAAGGGAGTGTTGCTTACCCCAAACATCTTCAAGTGCTTCATCTGATAGATCAGCACCGTCTGCACCAGACAGAACGCTTACACTATCAAACTCGGACTTATCGTAGTTACGATAGCCTTCTACTTGACGAATTTTTAGTTTGAAGTCTGCACCTTCCCAAAAGTCGAATGGGTTGATTGGAGACTCATCGTCATACTGAGGATTCATTGCATCGTTCAGTTTGTCGAAGATTTTCTTACCAAACTTATAAAGATACACTTGACCTTCACGTGAAGGGTTTGCGCTATCTTTCACGACATAGATGTTAGCGATATAATTCAACCTACGCTTCTGCTTACGTGCAGTCTCTTTGTCTTCATCATGACCAGAATTCCACAGCTTTGAGTTATACTCAGAAACTGGATCATCCTGACTAAGAGTGGTGAGAGAGTTTTCGATATACCAGCCACCTGGTCCTTGGAATCCGTGATCCCACATTCTTACGAATGGCATATCTTCACCTTGCGGTGCGGGTAAAAAACGAATAACGGCATAGCCATTACCAGCTTTATCTACTTCAGGTTTCCAGAAGCGATCATCGCCTTTGTTACCTGTTGAATTCATCTTCTGGAGCTGAGAGTTCAGCTTGTCGAATGATGATGTACGAGCCTTCTTAAGGGCTGAAAAAGATGTAGTCATATTTGTATACTCCTTGTATAGCGGTTTATATTGCTGTATATATTACAGTATTGCGTTGTATTTGTCAAGACATATTTTCCGCATTTTCGCTTTATCATAATTTAGAAACGGTCCATATTTGTTGACAATCTTATTTATACTAGGATAAACTATCGTATCATTGATTGCTTTGTCCCAGTACTTGAAGCATCCTGTCAAGTCACTTAAGATGACTAGAGTTTCGATGCTGATGCGCTTCATGTTGAAGAGAGACAATATACGTGGATACTGCCCGTCCTCAACAACGAAGTTAGCATTAAAGTCTTCGTTCAATTCGTCTAGTTCATTACCAAACATATATCCCAAAGACTGTTGACGTTTTGACCACTCCATGAATACTTCATTAGCAGTCTCACTATCAACTAGGTCTCCAATCCAAACGTCTGGATTATTGACCATGTTGGCTAACAGAAAGTCTTTATAGTCTTTTCGTTTTGCCAACTTAAAGAAGAAAAACTTGTCCTTACGATTTTCAAATGCATCGATTCTGGCGTTAACCTTACCGTTGTATTTAAAGTAATCGTAGTTCGAACTAAAGTGCCTTTTCAAAGCAAGATAGCATATGTAAACGTCAAAAGCGTCTTGTGTGCTATACAGGCTTTTTGTCATACTGGCAACCTAGTCAGTTTCTCTACCATATTTAGTTCTTCAGCTTCTCTATAGATTTTTGCTTTCAGAACTGGTGATCGGCGTATGATCTCACCGATTACTTCTACTTCAAGTCCATACTTCTCTGCGTATACAATTACGGCGTCAATGTACGGCACTCCTTTAGAAATATTCTCTGCGATCTCTTTCATGATCGTCTCAGAGTTTAACTCTTTTATAAGCCCAATGTTTTTAGTATCTGCGATTTTTTATGCTCCCTGCCCATCAAGTAGGCTACTTGAAAGATAAAAGCTTCACGCTTATTATCATTAATATAAGTCTCTTTACCTAAAGAAACGTTTCCAGAGTCTGGATCAATGCTTACTTGATATAGACCCTCTTCAAAATAATCAGTACTAGCCATTCAATATTTTGATTCCCATAGTCCAGTTTTCAGCGGCATCTTCTACATAACTCTCATGCTTACCTGGAAACATCTCAGTCTTAAAGGGTTCACTATCACCGATGCCCATGTAGTAGTTCAAACCTATAACATTATTTTCGTTAATGAACATCTCTGCTCTAGGACCAGAACTATCTTCTTTATAGAAAGTTGATAAATGTTTTACCATCTTTGTCTCCTTTTCTGATTTACATGCGCTTATTATAACAGACGATATCACTCCTGTCAAGCATTATTTACGGTTTCAAGAAGGGCTTCGATCTCTTCAATCTCAGACACGATTTCGCTCATATTTTGCTTATGATAGATGCGAGCCATTTTGCCGAGATACTTTTTAGGTATACCAACATCGTCTTCAAGGGAAATGATTGCTTCCTTTACAAACTCACGTTCGGCTTCTTGTCGAAGGTACGAATTACTGATTTCTTGCATTGCTTCTTTAATGCGCTTACGATCAGCTTCGCTTGACGGTATTATAATTGATGACATACTATATCCTCATGTTGATTAAATGAGTGTTAACTATAACAGAATATGGTGTATCTGTCAAGTCATTTCAGAGTAAAGGGGCGAAAAATCGCCCCTCTTTTTAACTATTGATTGCGCCTCTTAGAATGAAAAAGTCGCACCTACGTGAATCTCTTCACGTGCTTTTGTGTCGAGATTGTATTTTGTTTTAGCATACCACTCTACTGAGTCCATAATAGAAGTAGTGTAGTTTAGTTCAAACTCTAGTGTTGGTAAAACATCTAATGTGCTATCCACCACAAGTTCATCGTCCCACAGTGCTAACTCTGTGCTTGTTACGAAGTTCAAGCCTTCAGTTGGAGTCAGCGTAATTGCTGGTTCGATATCAACTGTCATGCGTTCTGCATCTACAGCATAATTTGCATCTAGTTCTCCACCGAAAGATACGATAGATTCAGCCGATACATTTGTTGCCAATAGAGTTGCAACAGTTGCGATTGCGAGTTTCATTAGATTTCCTTTCTTATTATTGAAACTTGGTCCGACTTTTCTGTTCCAAGGCAAGTCGGCAGCCCGTCAGTTTATGCCGCTAGGGCGTATTCTGAAGGTGCAAAATTATCGTTTGCGTTTAGTTTAGTTCTTGCGTTAACGGAGCTTGCGCCCGGATTCTCCACGTTCTCTATTCTGTCAGTCGATTCCTACTTCACCCCCATCATAAACACTTGTAATAAACTTCCAAATAATATAATTACCAATCCGTATTGCACGAATCTCAACAACAAATATGTAATTACATCACTCATTTCATTCTCCAAGTGTTTATGGTGGAGGTGTCGGGAGTCGCACCCGAGTCCTGTCCAGCGTTGATAAGCTTCAGCGAATCACTTTTATTTATCTAATATAACATGGTAATGGGCTTGTGTCAAGCATTAAGTTACAAAATAGTAACCAAAAAACAACAGTGCTAGCCACAACAGTCCCTTAATGAAAAAGAAGGCAAAAGTACCCCACATGAATACCATTGGGTTTGCAAGCCAGTTTACTAATGCCTTCCATTTTTTTCTCATGTATTATTTAGTTACACGGGATTTATCACATAATGCACTAGCAATACTAGAGCAACAGATGCGCCAAGTCCAACCATCATCTTACCAAAGTCTTTGGCAACTAATGGGAATACAGACTTAGACTTCTTCTTGCCAAAGTACGTAGCCATTGCAAGTTCACGTCCTGCTAACAAACCAACAAAGACCCAAGTAGTAGACATAGGAATGTCGTTGAGTTCTTTGAAGAAGTATAAGCATAACCAGTAGAACAGATCGATCAGCGTTGCGCTTCGGACATAACGAGTGTTATGCTTCTCTAGTACAATCTGTTGGATCTTACCACCACGCTCTCTAAACATGAAGAACAGCCCTGCTACGAACACAACAGAGACCATGATCATCAAGTCTACGGGAACTACACGTGGCAAGAATACTGCAATGTTTGCCATGTCATGTGATAACCAAGTCCACCACAATCCACCAGTTGCAAACCATTGAGCAATACGCCAATACTTTTTGTTATCTTCAGTTACAGGCTGTGTTTCATCGAACCAGTGACCCGCATACTTAGTGATAGCAAACCATACTGCGTAAGCAAAACCTGCGGCTACACCATACCCCATAATCGATTTCATAAGCATTTTCTCCAACACGAAAGTTGAAGCAAATACTGATAACACCAAGAATGAAGTAGATACAGGCACACCAAGTCTAGTCAGTGCAACAAGAATGGCTGGGGCTGCGGCATGATACCACTGAACCTCTTGCCAAGGAATCTTGTTCAATCGACCGTAACTAATGTCACCGCCATTCACTGACCAACCATACCAAAGCGTTGCAAGTAGTACTGCACTTGCGGCTGCCCATAACGTCTTGTAGTTGAAACGCTCATTGTTAGATGCCATCCAAGTACCGAGCGTCTGTACTGAATCATTTGCAATTACCGCATAAGCGGCGAAGAGGAACCCAACTGCGCTCCATAGTGTCAACATTTCCATATTACCTACTCCTATATCTTATATTCTACATGTGTGCCATAAACAATCTGCTTATGCCTGTAGTCTTCAGTAGCTCCCCTCTCTACAAAGGGAGATATTTTCAGTTTACCATTGTTGAATTGTACACCAAATTGGTCACGTGCGTCAAACACTTTCTCATCTTTTAGACTGATTCTCGGTTGAATCTTTGCCCATAGCCAAACGTTATCAGCAATCTTACGCTTTGCAGATAGAATGAAACGATAGCGCCAGTGGGATTCTTTGGTGTCGAAGTGACGGTACTCAATACGATGATCGAATTTGAAATGTTTTGATTTGTAGATGTTGTGTGTGAATTTTATACGATTTTCTTTTGCATCGATAAGATCAGCGTGTCTATACATGACTGCAATTGGTCCTACTTTCTTTCCAACTTCAGTATGCCAGGTACCTTCTCTATGTCGATACGTATATGTCCAATCGTCTTTCTTTGCTTTGTAATTGTGTTCTGCAATCTCAGCATAAGCTGGACACACGAACACGCTTGCCAGAATGACAAGCAATAGTGCTTTCATATTTTTTTCTCCTTTG